AGTAGACCAACTAGTTAGGAGAGTCCCTTTGTTATTAAGAACGCCTGAAGGTTGGGTAGCTTCTTTTGGTACTCAGATATACAAAGCATTGTTTGATGTTAAAACGTACATTATTACCACTAATCAAAACGGCATACAAGAAGTATCTATACGTGGTATTCCTCCAGTAAAAACTGATAGTTTAGGTCGTAAGTGGATAAGCTGGGTCAACACACCACAGACAACACTACAAGAAATGGAAGTAAACGGTAAATTCGTATTCGTAGGTGTTACAGCTAATGGGGTGATGCCACAGATAGCTACCCCAGTAGGATTATTAGAACCACATAAAATACAGGCAGCACTAGCAGAAAGTATACTAATACAAGATAGCCCTCACATACCAGATTGGTCATTAGCTTTAGAGTTGTTACTATTTACAGTAGGTGTGCTAGCAGTTTGGTTTTTAGTTCAACTTTTAGGCATTAGTAGTGGAATATTTTTAGCTACTTTAGTTATGATAAGTACAGGAGGAATCAGTTATTATTTAATCAATACTGGTTTATTAATAGACGTAACTTGGAGTTTGATATCTGAATTTATTACTGGGTCGGTTGCTTTTTATCTTAGGTTTAGAGAACAGTTTAAACTCAGGTTGCAAATTAAAAAACAATTTGAACATTACCTAGACCCAAGACAAGTTAGAAAACTTCAGAAAAATCCAGAGTTACTAAAATTAGGCGGTGAAAAGAGATATGCTACTTTTCTGTTTACAGACGTAAGAGGGTTTACTTCTTTAAGTGAAAGTGTAGAACCTGAGCAAGTTACGTATATTATGAATAAAGCACTAACTGCACAACAAAGTGCTGTACAAAAATATGAAGGTATGGTAGATAAATATATTGGTGATGCTATGATGGCTATTTTTAACGCTCCAATAAATCTTGAAAACCATGAAGATAAAGCTATAAGTTGTGCTTTAGAAATACAGAAAAACATGATAGAACTTAATAAAGAATTAAATAAAGAAGGACTGCCTAGTGTAGCTATTGGTATAGGTATAAACTCAGGAGAAGCTATTATAGGCAACATGGGCAGTGATTCTAGGTTTGATTATACAGCTATAGGCGACGCAGTTAACACCGCAGCAAGACTAGAAAGTTCTACTAAGGAAGTTGGTAAAGATTTAATTATAGGTCTAAACACTAAACAAAAGTCTAAATTTAAGTTAAAATTATTAAAGCCGATAAAAGTAAAAGGTAAAGCGAAATCATTGGAAATATATACTTATGAGTAAAGTGTTTATAGGAATAATAGTTGTACTAGGATTAAGTAGCTATTTATTGTGGAGTGAAAACTCTAAACTATCAGCTCTTAACCAAGCTTTTGAATTGAGAAATCAGGAACAGAAACTAGCCATAGAGTCTCTGCAAAACGACTTTACACTACAGACAGAAGGTCTGCAACAAATACAATTAAAGAATCAGGAAATACAAAAAGAGATGAATCGTTATATAGATATATTTAAACGACATAACCTGACTAAATTAGCTTCAGCTAAACCTGGACTGATAGAACCAAGAATAAATAAAGGAACTAAAGATGTATTCGACAGCATTGAAGAAGACAGCCGTAACATTGACAGTCTTGATAATGGCTTGCAGTTGCAGCCTGATACCAAGTAAACAGTCAGTAGAAGTTGTATCTAAACCTATACAAAGGACTATAGTTCAGCCTATACTACCTAGAGAAATAGATTTAAAAGATCCTTATTGGTATGTTGTTAGTGATAAAAACATAGAGGAGTTTTTAGCTAGAGTAGAAAAAGACCAAGGACAGTTAGTATTTGTAGCTATGTCTGTTCCTGATTACGAATTAATGGCATATAATATGCAAGAATTAAAAAGGTATATAAATGAGCTTAAAGAAGTTGTTGTGTATTATAGAAAAGTTACAATCAGCCAAGAGGATTAAAAATATGAATATTTCACAAGAAGGATTAGGACTTATTAAAAAATTTGAAGGGTGTGAGCTCGAAGCTTATAAGTGTGCAGCAGGAGTCTGGACTATAGGGTATGGTTCTACTAAAGGGGTAAAAGAAGGTGATACAATTACACAAGAGGAAGCTGATGAATTACTACTGCATGAAATGAATGAATACGAAGGTTATATTAATGATGCAGTAACCGTTGATTTAAAACAAAATCAATTTGACGCTTTAGTATCTTGGGTATTTAATTTAGGACCAGCTAATTTAAAAGCTTCTACTATGCTTAAAGTATTAAATAATAAAGAATATGATGATGTTCCAGCTCAAATAAAACGTTGGAATAAAGCAGGTGGTAAAGTATTACAAGGATTAATTAGGCGTAGAGAAGCTGAAGCTTTACTATTCCAAAATAAAGAGTGGCACGAGGTGTAGAATGCCGTTAAATAAGTTTGTATTTAAACCAGGAATAGTGCGAGAAGGCACAGCTTACGATAACGAAGGTGGATGGTTTGACTCTAATTTGGTAAGGTTTAATTCTGGCAGACCAGAAAAAGTAGGTGGTTGGCGTAAAGATACTATTAATAGTTTTTTAGGTACTTGTCGTGCTTTGCACCCTTGGGTTGCTTTAAACGGAAGTAAATTTTTAGGTTTAGGAACTCATTTAAAATACTACATTAATGAAGGAGACAGTTTTAACGATGTTACCCCAATACGAGAAACAGCGACTAATGCTATTACTTTTTCTGCTACTGATGGCAGCTCTACTATAACTGTTACCGACGCAAGTCACGGAGCAGTAATTAATGATTTTGTCACGTTCAGTCAAGCGGTTAGTTTAGGCGGTAATATTACTGCAACGGTTTTAAATCAAGAATACCAAATAGCTAGTGTAGTAAACACTAATTCTTACACAATAATAGCTAAAGATACTAGCGGAGTTACCGTAACAGCTAACTCTAGCGATAGTGGTAACGGTGGTAGCGGAGTTGATGGAGTGTACCAGATAAACGTAGGTTTAGACGTATATGTACAATCAACAGGTTGGGGTGCTGGTGCATGGAATGCTGGTACTTGGGGTTCGGTAACTGCTTTATCTAATACTAACCAATTACGTTTATGGACACACGATCATTTTGGTGAAGATTTAGTTATGGCTGTACGTGGTGGAGCTATTTATTATCATGACACTAGTAACGGTGTACAAAATAGAGCCGTAGCGTTAACAGATGTAGCGGGAGCTAATTTAGTGCCTACAATATGTTTAGCTGTTACAGTATCAGAAACTGACCGTCATCTTATAGTTTTAGGAAGTGACCCAATATCAGGCACATCAAGAACAGGGGTATTAGATCCTATGTTGATATCTTTTAGTGACCAAGAAAATTTAACCGACTTTGAACCGTTAGAAACTAATACCGCTGGTAGTTTACGATTGTCAGAAGGTAGTTTAATAGTAGGTACAGTAAAAGCTAGACAAGAAACTCTAGTATGGACTGATACTGCTTTATACAGTATATCATTTATTGGACCGCCATTTACTTTTGGTATTAATTTAATAAACAACAACACAGGATTAATATCACCTAACGGGGCGGTTACTTCTCCTGGTGGTGTTTATTGGATGGGTTATGATAATTTTTACGTTTATAATGGTAGTGTTCGAAAAGTACCTTGTAGCGTACTCAGTTATGTTTTTGATGATATTAATTCAGGGCAGGCATACAAAGTTTTTGCGTACACTAACAATGATCATGACGAAGTAGGTTGGTTTTACCCTTCTTCAAGTTCAGAAGAAATTGATAGATACGTAGTATACGACTATAATGATAACGTTTGGACTTACGGTGAACTAAGTAGAACAGCTTGGATTGATGAGGGCACAGTAAACTATCCTAGAGCTACAAGTAACGGTTATTTATATGAACATGAGTTCGGGTATAATGATGACGGTGAACCAATGACTAATGTGTACATAGAAAGTTCAGACTTTGATATAGGTGACGGAGAACAGTTTGCTTTTATAAGTAGAGTAATACCCGATATCAAATTTTTAAATAACAGTAGTAGCGGTAAAGTAGATATAGTTTTAAAAACTAGGAATTTTCCAGGAGATACTTTAACTACCACTAGCACTAACAGTATAGCTAGTACAACTCAACAAGTACATGTACGTAGTAGAGCCAGACAAGCAGTATTACGTTTACAATCTACTGACAATAACGGTGATTCATCAAACGATGATACAGGATGGAGATTAGGAGCTACTAGACTAGAAATAAGAAACGACGGTAGAAGATGAGTAAGCTATTAGCTACTAGATTACCTGTATCTATGGGTGATGCTGTTAATTCTGATACCTACAATAGGTTAGTAAGAGTACTAGAACTTAATTTAGGTACGTTTGACCCTGATAATACAAGGCAAATAAACCAATCAGAACGAGACAAATTTAAGTTTAACGCTGGTAGTCTTATCTGGAACACTAGCGTAGGTGTACTTCAAGTTTGGACTGGTTATAAATGGTTAGACATTGGAGAAAGAATAAATGACTTAGGTTACGAGCTTACAGCTAGTGTCGGTAGAGTTACCGTAGTAACGGGTGGCGATACATCCATACAAGTAGGAGTGAATAACTAGGTATGAGAACTCTGTATAGACTATACAGTTCAAGAAGTTGTATATATAATAAATACATGAACATAGGAACGGTGTAATGGGCGGTTTAAAAAGTGCATGGAAAAGCATAAAAAGGTTCGTTAAAAAGAACACAAAAGAGATCGCCACAATAGCAGGGTTATTTATTCCTGGAGTTGGTGCAGCGTTAGGTGCTGGTATCGGTAGAGGTATAGGCGGTTTAGCTGAGGGCGAAGATTTCGGCGAAGCAGCGATGGCTGGTGCCCAGATATGGGCTGGTGGTAAAATGCTTAGTGGTGCTGGTTTCGGTTTTGACCCACAAGCTAGTCTAGGAAATAAATTCAGTTTTGGTGTAGGAGGAGTTGATCCAAGTTCATCTGGGTTAGGAGGATTTTTTGAAAACATAGGTGCTAGTGCAGCACAACCATTTACAAAAGCTACTTTAAATACTATGCCGTTAGGTGAATCTTTTGCTAATTTAAACATGATGCAAAAAGCAGGTGCTGGTTTAATAGGAGCTACTGGTCTCAATAGTTTAAGCGGTGGTAAATTGTTTGGTGGTGATGAAGAACCAGCCGTTATGCCAGGACCAATAGATCAGAGTGGATATCTTCAACAAGGTTTAACTCCT